TCATTTTTGCTTCCTCCTCAACTTCCTTCTTGGATTTATGACAGAATTTAATTGCACAATCAGGGCAATATTTACGCGGCCTGCCCTGTGGCTTTCTAAAATATTCAAACGGCTCCCCGCATCCTTCGCACTCCCTAACCTCTAATTTAGTACAGGCCGGCGGAGGCGTCATAACTTCCATGCACTCCGGACAATAATCTTCCGAAGTTTTAACCGTAAACTTCGTGCCACACTTTCTACATTTTTTTTGCATGATACTTTACTCCTTGTACAACTCCTTACGATATTTAATAGCTTCAAGTAGTGCATCTTGCCCTACTTCCTTTCGCTCTAACGCTTTCATCACTTGCTCATCCATCGTCCCTTTTGTTACTAGATGATGGATAATCACAGGTTGCGTTTGGCCTTGCCTATGAAGTCTTGCGTTAGCTTGCTGGTACTGCTCCAAGCTCCAAGTTAACCCGTACCACACGATGATATTTCCACCTGCTTGAAGATTTAAACCATATCCAGCTGATGCGGGGTGTGCCAATAACATTTGAATGTGTCCTTTGTTCCACTCAGCCACATCATCATCGGTCTTTAATTCAACCGCTTTTGGAAAGGCTTCTTTAATCGCTTGTAGGTCATGTTTGAAATTGTAGAATACTAACATCGGTTTTCCTTCATTGGTATCTACTAATTCTTTTAACCGCTCAACCTTTTCGTTATGAACGACTATAGTTTCGCCGTCATCGGTATAGATAGCCCCATTGGCCAATTGTAATAATTTACCGGCCAAGGATGCTGCATTGAGTGCACTTACATCGTCATCATCTATTAAACTTAGAACGTGATCACGTTCCATTTCTTTGTAAAGCGCCCATTCTTTGGGATTCATTTCTACCGTGATTACATTTTCGATACGTTCTGGCAATGTTAGGTAATCTTTAGCTTTTAAACTCATACAGATATCTTGTATCTTACCAAATATCGCGGTATCTCCGCCGGGCAGTAATCGATAGCTATACACGATATGCCCGTTTGTTTTATCTGGCGTAAAATACCGAGTACGATATTCGGTAATTGTTTTACCCAATCGGTCTCCGCCATCTAGCAAGTACATCTGCGCCCATACATCCATTAATGTATTTGGTGCCGGTGTACCGGTTAGAATCACTATTCGTTTGAAGAAAGGCCTCATCTTACGCATAGCCTTAAACCGTTTGGCCTGCGGATTCTTAAACGATGAACTTTCATCGATAACAAGCATGTCAAAAGGGAACGGCTTCTTATGATAATATTCATACAGCCATTGTACATTCTCACGATTCATCACATAGATATCAGAATCGCTTTGAATGGCTTTGATGCGGTCCTTTTCAGGACCTAGCACAGAGGCTATCTTCAAATGGCTTGTTTCATTCCATTTGTTAGCCTCTTGCATCCAGGTCGATTCGGCTACTTTCTTAGGTGCAATAAGCAGCACTTTCTTAATATCGAATTGATCATACATTAACTGCTCGATAGCAATTAATGTAGAAACGGTCTTGCCCAATCCCATATCAAGTAACAGCCCATAGTGTGTATGGTCAATGATTCTTTGAATTGCTATCTTTTGATATTCGTGTGGATGAAAGTCCATATATCGCCCTTCTTATATCATCAATAAACAATGTAGCCCCTAATTTGCCGGTAACTACGGAAACGCTGGCACCCAGCTTTCGCATCCGTTCTATCTGCACGCGTTGATTGGGCCTTAATCGCCCTTTTTCATCTTTTAGTTCAGCGAACACGACTAGGCCACCCGGTAATATTATAATTCTGTCCGGCACGCCATCATTTCCGGGTGACACGAATTTCATATATATGCACCCCAGATTTTTGAGTTGATTTCCCAACCAACGCTCGATGTCTTTTTCCATGTTCTCACCTCGTTATCAATAAATAATCGGCAACAGGCCTCAGCCTATATAAAATCTGGCTTCATCGGAGTTGTGTTGCCGATGTTTTGTTTTTTTTTCTCGTATATATATATACGCGTATTCGCGTTTTTCACGTGTATACGTATACAAGCACTTATTCATATATTTATTATTTTTAATTAACAGTAAATAATAGAAAACATCGGCAACAAATTGTATTTAAGATAGATAACAACTAAGCCAAACGTGTTGCCGATTTTGTTGCCACATGTGTTGCCGTTGCCGATTTTTTAACTTATATCAAAGTTCATCGATGTATAGGCGTGTATAAAAATTATTTCGATAAACATCAATATATGAAAATTACCTAATCGGCAACAAAAATCGGCAACACGATTATTTACGATTTTTAGCTATCGTTTTAGCCTTATTTTGAAGAGTGCTCGCATCCCTAATAAACGCTCTTTGAACGCCATACATCTTTCCAAATCGCATTTTACCAACGCTCTTTGAATAAGGGCTCCACCCTTTTATGGATTGCAAAATATCAATGATTTCTCTAGCCTTTGCGTTCTGCAGGTTCTTCCTGTCTCCCTCCATCACTTCACACCATATCTCAAGGGCACACACCCGCTCCCGCTGCACTGAACCACAATGATCGTCATCGCCATAATTCCTGATATAATCGCGTCTATCAAAGATATCTAGCGACTCCCAGTTCTCAGGTAATAACATCTCAAGGTATTCTTCAATGAGACCTACGAGTTCACCGCCTTCAGTATGCGATAATTGGATTCTTAGGGCTTCCTCCTCAAGGTCTCCCTCGAGTACTAAGGATTCACCATTAGACCAGTAATAGTAAGCCTCCGCCCATAATTGGTCGATGTCATCTTGCGTTATGTCCCAGGCGTTTTTCGTCTTACGATCTTTGTCGCCTGTGATTGGCCAGAATCTGCGGTTACCTGTACGGTCTTTAAGGAACATGAGATTATTGGTGGAACCCGCGAATACGCATTGGCGGGGATACTCTTCGGTACGCCTGCCATAGGGTGACCTGAACCGGTCGGATGTACGGCTAATAAAGGCTTTTACAATTTCATTATCGTTCTTGTAGGTCGGTGCGAGTTCCGCGAGTTCATTAATCCAAGAGCCCTGAATTTGTTCAAGGGCATCTTTGGTCTTGATGTCAACTAATGAGTTGTTAAACCATTTACGACCTAAGCGTTCAAGAATTAAGGATTTACCAAGACCTTGGGAGCCGTATAATACGATAGCCGTATCGAACTTGATACCAGGCACCATAACACGTGCAACAGCGCCACACATCCATTTACGTGTAACGGCCCTGATGTATTCGGTATCCTCTGCGCCGATGTAGTCGATGAATAGAGTGTCAACTCTACATTCACCGTCCCAGTTTAGTCCTGTTAGGTACTCACGCACAGGATGGAATTTATTAGCTTGCGTGACTTCCTGTAAGGCATCATCGATAATGCCTTTCCCCTTGATAAGGTATTTCGTAGCGAAGTAATTACGTAGGCACGCATCGTCCGTATCAGTCCAGTACGGTGTCTCATCTTTACCCCGCCAAGGCAAATCGTCAATGACGACTAAGCGGTGCGCGAATTCATCAAGACGGATTTTACCTTTTAACGCGGGGTCGTATTTAAGAACAATTAAGCAGTTAAATACATCTGATTCAGGTGTACCACGGCGGTCACGTTTGAGCTTTTCAAGAAAGTCTTCTTCCTCGTCCGTGATATCATCAAATTCCATATCGGCCGCGCGTTCCTTGTCGAGCAAAATCGGTGCCGCGCCGTCTTCGTTAACAAAGTCAAGCATTGCCTTATAGCTCGGAAGGTCTGTTACTTTGGTGCGCGGATCCGCGTCGGCATCTTCCGCTCCGAATAAGTGGATGCGAACAAGGTCAAACGCGTTGACGAGCTTACCGCTGATAGGGTCAGTGGCATGGTTCGAGTAAGCAAACGTGTCATTATCGTAAATGACAAGACCCGCTACTGAGCTGCCTTCGGTATACGTGTAACGGTCTTCGTGCTGCGTTGGTGCATAGACTTCAGGGAGAAACTTGTGTATCGCTTCTGTGATACTGTAGCTCCTACAAAAGGCGCCCAGTAATCCTTTTTTTTCTAATGGGTCACCCTGCTTTTTAGCCGTATCAAGGCGAATCTGTGACTCCTTACTTGATGTTGGCCAAAGGCTCGTATCACGCCAGTCTCTGTAGGTATTCAAATACGTATCGACTGAAATAAGCTTCCCCTCATTATGTTGGTATACATACGCAACATCTTTAGGGCAACTAGGCCAATACATAAGGCGTTCCGCTTGATGCGTTGAGGAATCGAAAGATTCAATACCAATATCATCAGCAATGCGTCTTGATACAGCCTGGTACTCATCAGGGGTCATCACTCTATCGGTAGGAATGATGATGCGGTATCGTGGATTATCAGGGGTATGGCTGTGCGTACTATATAGCACGTATTCCATATCTCCTAGTTCCAAATCAAGGTTCGAAATAAAATCCTCACTAGGTGAATCCGCATCAAGGGTAATCAAATATCTTTCTTTGACTTCCCCTCTAACTCGTCTACCATTATTGGGAATATAGCCACCTACGAAACCGCCCACATCTTTCCTCCGGCCCTTTTCGTCCTTAGGCATTTTAACGTATTCAGCTGCCGTTTCGTTAGTGACTGTTGGCGTAGATAATTTGTTGGCCAACGCACTCCAAGTCATTTTTTGAGACTTCCAGCTACGGGCGGAGCGATTTCTGCCCGTAGCTATGATGATATTTGTATCCATATTACATCGCTCCTCCCTTCGCAAATTGGATGTCTCTTATAAATTGGGGTACTTGTAATTTATGCTTCTTAACCCATTGACATACAGCATAATTGACATCGTGGTTATCACTAACACATCTGTTATTTTTTAGCTTGGCCTGGTGTATTTCAACAAAGTTATCTGTATCCTTGTTAGGATTAACTTCAATACATGCTACAGGCTTGTCACTTTTATAGACGCCTACTATAGCACACGTTCCAGCTTTTACCTTATCGACATAAGTTCCAACACAATTATTCAATTGCACGCCTAATCGGATGATGCCGTGCGTTGACTTGATCACATTGAAAGTTAGCCCTTCAACTGAATCTGCTAACTTTTTATGGCGTAAGCTCTGTTGCACTGGTAAGTTTTCGGCTTCTTCAAATTTAGATAAGCACACAATCTCGTCATGCAGGTCTTTAATCTGAATTCGTCTAGCCCAAACTTCCTTCTTCTTGCTTCTTGATAATCTAAGATACATATTAGATGTATCTTTAATTTCAGAATAGGAATCAGCATTTTTAATAAATAATAGAGTACGCCGCTCACCGTATTGGCGCATCATAATGGCTAGGAATTTTGTAAACATAAGCAAGGCTTGTTCGCTATTCCATATTGGCCACGATTGAATATATCCTGTGCCCCCACCTTCCTCTGCTACGAGGTCTGTAAAGGCCTTTTGATAATCCATACTTTTGAATATCTTGCTGGCCGTCTTAATGACTCTCACATAAAAGAAAGGACGTATTGACAGCAACCTTCTAACCCAGCGCTTATCCGGCAATTCATAAAGCTGTATTAGAGCTTTAATAAAAGGGGTCCCGGTACTTGTTAAGTCGGTAATATTTGAAGTGCTCACCTTGTCAGATCCGAAAGGTCTAAAATAGGTGTCGTAGTCTTTAACTAGGGTATCGTTTAAAGCTGGTGCATCTGGTGCCTGCATTTTCCATATTAGGTTATGGAGTAAATTATCAAGAGCCCCATATTTGGCTGATAATAAAACACCCTGCCTAATAGCCTTAACTCTGTAGCCTACTTTTTTAGATAACTTAGTAAAATAGGCTTCCTTTAGCACTTTGGCAAAAGTCTTTAGCTCGTTTTTATGCTCCGCTAATCGACAATTTGGAGTTGTTACAAGCCATCGTAAGGGTAATGACTTTGAATAAAAGCACGATATATTAGGCTCGATTTCAGATACTATATCGGCACGAGTGCGTTTCTTTTGAACCAGGAATACTTTTCCTTGTTTAAAATCAAAACGCAATATGTCGATAAGATGCGGTTTGTATCCGGGGTAAATCGACTGCATATCATTATCGACATACACTGTGTGGTAGTCGAATTTAACGTCTAATATTGATCCCCTATCGATGATTGAAAGTTCAATATCAAGCGGAATATTATCATTACTCGAAACCTCAGCAACACAATCATCATTTGTGTGAATGAGTTCACCACATTGCGGGCAATAAAACTCATTTGACATATAGGGGTCTACGATTTTGCCCATACCGGATGACACGGAAGGCCACAAGCAGGCAAAGGATTGCCCGCAATCTACGTGGTAATGTACAGCAGGTGACCAAGAGTTCACTTGCTTGCGCCGTACTAGGTCATACAGCTTTTTGACTGACAAACTAAATAATACCTTCATAAGGCGCTAACCTCTTTCTTATAACAAATCGTCTAAATCGTCTTCTTCATCAACTACAGGAGCATCTTCAACAGGAAGGACTTCCTCTACAGGAGCTTTCTTTTTAGTAGTACGCTTACGCTTAGGTTTTTCAGCGGGTTGCTCTTCTACTTTAGGAGCGTCATCTACGGCTGGCGTTTCTTCAGTCTTTGCGGGCTCTGCTTTTTTACCGTTGAGTACTTTAAGCCCTAAATCACAAGCAGCAATACAGCCCTCGCAGTACGCCATAGCCGAGTCTTTACGTTCGCTAGCCGGCGCGTTTTTTACTAATTCGTATAAGCTATCAATGGCTTCGCGTTGTTGTTTAATTTGTTCTTTGTTAATCATAATGACTTCCTCCTAGTCTTTCATATAATACGGGTTTTCAAACCCCGCTGCGTTTAATATAAGGCCCTCATTCCAGGGCTCTGGTTTACACATAATGTCTATAACTTCATCTAAACTGCCTTCGCCTATTGGTGCTTCGATTACCACTTCATCGTGGATATGGGCTACAATCTTGTACCCAGCTTTTGCCAGTCTTAGCATTGATGCTGCCAAGCAATCTCTTGCAACGGCTTGTACAATGTTTTCGACGAGCTTTCCGCCGTAGGTTTCAACTCTACCCCATGTATTCTTAACCTGATCCATGCCGTCATACTCAATCGATTCACTACCGAAACGGTTGAGCCCTATTCTAGGTCTTGCATAGGCAAGTCTACGCCCAGACGGTAACTCGATAAACATAAACCCTTTCGATTTAAAAAATCGAATATTACCCTGCCTAATTCGTACAGGTTCGCCCGTCTTTACAACTTTCTTGGCCGCGGTATCCGCATCTTTCCAAAAGTTCGTAATTCGTGGACTAGCTCTTCTCCATGCTTCGATGATACCTGGTAGTTCCTTCTCAGGAATTTCCCCTTTTGAGTCCATTGATTTCATGGCTCCTACGCCACCACCATAGCCCAGTGCCAATTCTGCAACCTTCCCCTTTTGCCGTAAGTGCCCATTCACGCCGTGCTTTA